TCTTGGTTAAGTGTACCAACTGTAAAGTCTAATGTTCCATCTCCATCTTCGTAAGCTACTGTAATACCACTTTCAGTATTACTAGATACCATAGCTCCTACAGTATCTTGAATAACTTCTGATAAATCTATATTAGCTGTACCATCAAATGAAACACCATGAATAGTTCTAGCTGTTTCTAATGCTGTAGCTGTAGCTGCATTACCTGTTGTATTTTGATTTAGTGTTCCAATAACAAAGTCTAATGTATTATCACTATCATCATAAGTTACTGTAACTCCTGTTTCTGTATTAGAAGTTACCATAGCTCCTACAGTATCACTAATTGTTTCTGCTAGTGTAACTCCATTAATAGTAATTGCATCAGCTTCTAATGTTCCATCAATATCTGCATCACCTGATATGTCAAGTGACCCTGCATCTAACTCACCACTAATAGTAATATTTCTACCACCAGTAATGTCTTTGTTTGAATCTGTTATAATAGCTTTACTTGCTATTACTGTTCCGTTTGTTATACCATCTATAAGATTTATATCTGTTGCACTAGCTGTAACACCATCAAGAATATTTAATTCTGCTGTAGTACTTGTAACACCATCTAGTATATTTAACTCAGTCGCAGTAGAAGTAACACCATCTAAAATATTTAACTCGGCTGTAGTACTTGTAACACCATCAAGTAAATTAAGTTCTGCAGCAGTTGATGTAACTCCATCAAGTATATTAAGTTCTGCAGTAGTTACTGTAGCACCATCTAATATATTTAATTCTGCAGCAGTAGATGTCGTTGCTAAACTTACAGCTCCACTAGAAACTGTAAAGTCAGAACTATCAAATGAAGCAACACCTTTGTTACTTGTTGTTGCATCTTCAGCAGCAATAGTAATTGTATTACTTGAAGCAGAAGTATCAATACCTTCTCCACCTGCAATAGTTAATGTTTCACTATCTAAGTCTATTGCTATTGTACCACTATCTGTAGTAGCATCTAAATCTTGTGCTGTAACCTGTGAATCTACATAAGCTTTAATAGATTGTTGAGAAGCAATACCTGTAGCACTATTAGAAGACATATCATCTTCATCAAGAAAAGCTTTACCATCTAATATATTTAATTCGGCTGCTGTAGAAGTTACACCATCCATTATATTTAATTCAGCAGTAGTTGCAGTTACACCATCCATAATATTAAGTTCTGCTGTAGTACTTGTAACACCATCAAGAATGTTTAGTTCTGCTGTGCTAGATGTAACTCCATCAAGAATGTTAAGCTCGGCTGCTGTGGATGTCACTCCATCTAATATGTTTAGTTCAGCAGCAGTTGATGTAATTGCTGTACCATTAAAATTTATAGCATCTACATGAGCTGTACCATCTATATATAAATCTTTAAATTCAAGTGAGCTAGTACCTAAATCAATATCATTATCAGTAATAGGAACAATAGCTCCATCTTGTATTCTTAATTGCTGTACTGAACTACTTGATACTTCTACATAAAATTCTATATGATTATTTGTAGTGTCTATTAAAACTTTGTTGTTTGGAGAAGTTTCTCCTGCATCTCCTATTAATCCTATAACAGGACCAGAAGCTGCTGTGCCATCGTGTGTATGTCCTGTAGAATTATTAAATGCATTTACTAACTGATTATATTCATTATTGAATAATGCAGCAGTAATTGTATCTCCATCTGCAAATGAACTTTGTCTTGTATATCCTGCCATTTATTTATCTCCTGCCTGAAGGTATGTAATCTACATAAAAACCATTTATAGTGTATGGGGCTTTTGTGTCATCACTTATAATTGTAAAATTGTTACTTGTTCCACTTCCTTGTAATGGAACTCTTATTAAAGGATTATCTCCACCACCGAATACATTTGTATTAAATAATGCATCTCCAAACTTTGAAGGTGGATTAATAACTCCTATATCAAATAAATCTGGTGGTTGTGGTACATCTGTATTACCATAATCAAATCTAACTTGCACATCTGGTTCTGTTATACCTTCGGAACTTGCTGATACTCTAAGATAATGTAAAGTTTTTAATGTTCCTAAATCACCATAATCATAGTTAGGTGTTTCAAACCTAGCTAATATATTACTGCCATCAAAACTATTTCCTGTATCATGTTTATAAACAAAACCATTTGTATCTCCATGATAATATTGTTCTATATTATTATTATCAAATCCTGAACTAATAGCAGAAACTTCTAATCCTCTTGTTTCTGACCATTGAAATCCATCTGGTCTTAATGTTCCTATAATTCCTTTTTGTTGTGTATTTTCTAAACTTGTATCTGTATAAAATAATCTGTATTGTGATTTTTCTCGTAATACAACACTATTTATAACAAATGAATTTATGTTTTCTGCTAAAGATGTTACTAAAGGTTGTATAGCTTTACTAACTGTACCTAACTCAACATCTCCAATTCTTGCTGTACCAGCTACTGTTCTAAAACCATCTGGTGCTAAAAATATTAAGTCACCACCAATTTCTTGAATACTATAGCCACTTAAACAACCAACATTCTTTGTAACAGGTACTATAGCTATATTACTTGAATCATTTATATTTATTAATTTAAATATACTATTTGTACAAAATATAAATAACTCATTACGGAATCCTTTAATTCCTTCTATCTGGTCTTCTACTACTATAGAACCTGAACCAGTACCACTAAAGCTTGTAGGGTCTAATGTAGCACTAAAAAATATAGTATTTAAATTATCTTCAACTCCTGCAGCTATTAAATGCTTATCGTGAGTTGTAACATATTTAACACCCTTTGTTCCTGTTACAGTTATCTCTTCTGCAAAGAATGTTCTAGATGTTAATATTCCTGTACCTTCCATTCTAAATATGTAAGGCTCATTAACACCATCAGCTATAATAACTTGACCATAATCAAATGTAGCTCCATCAAATAATGTAAACTGACATTGACCTTGTGAAGTTCTTGTTAGTGTACTTCTACCTGTAAAGGTTGAATAGTTATCACCACTACTTGATACAGAACTTCTACTTATATTTAACCAAGTAATTCCATCATTAGTAAAAAATATTCCTGTACCTGCATTAGCTATAACACCATCTGCATAAGGAAATACACCTAATATATTTGTAATACCACCTGTAGGTTGTGTAGCACTTGTAGTACCAAACTTTTCATAACCATTTATTCTTCTATAGCCACCCTCTGTAGAAACTTCAAAGTTTCTTAAGTCTTTCGCAACTCCGGGAGTTTTAAGTAAATCAATTACATTAGATGACTCTACTAAACCTCCGTTTACTGCGACTGTATAAGGTTGACTTATTGCCATTAAAAGTATTTCCTATCATCTGTCATGTATTTAGGTGTTGGATTCATTAGATTTGATTTCATACTTCTTAATCCTTTCTTATAATCATCTAATGCAAAAGCTGCCTGTTGTGGACTTTCTTTAAACTGCCATACATAGTATCTAGTCCTTGCAGTTACAACATTACTATATTGTTCTGGTAATGCCATTGTATCTCCGTGAGCATCTAAAGCTGTAGGCTTTGTAAATGCATAGAAGTGTACATTGTAAACTTTATCTGGTATTGGACTTAAACCAAACTTTCTACTATCAGGAGATTTAATTACATATACAGGTTCACCATGACTTGAATCTGCATCATCTGAGTTTTCACTATCTCTGTAATATCTTCTCCAGTCTGCAAGTGTTAAATATTGTAATCCTTTAGAAACAAAAGGACTTGATTCTCCACTTACATTTATTGTAGTAATATAAAAGTCATCCCAATCTATTGAAGCAAAGTCTGTAGTAATACTAGAACTATCTTCTTTTAAAGTATAAAATCTTTGTCCTGCTACAGTTGCTACTGTTGTATTACCATAGAAAGGGTCTGTACCACCACTTACACCAGCACTAAAAAAAGGTAACTGAGGTTCAGCATTAGCTATGTCAAATATAGATTTATTAATCGCATCCTTTACAAACTTTTGAAAACCTAGAGCATTTGCAAAGTTTGCAGATGTTAAAGGTATTTCGTTTAGTTCTCGAAGAACTTCGTTAGTTAAATCTAAATATGTCGTAGCCATTATTTTTTGCCTTTAGCTTTTTTCTGTGCTGTTTTACTTAAGTCTTTAAAATGAAAAAGTCTTACACTTGTTTTAGTATGAGTTTTGTTAGTATGTAACTGTCCATTAGGCATTTTATGCATACTACCTTTATGTTCAGTACCATCTCTTTTATAATGTTTTACTCCTTTACCCATGATTAATTAGGTGTTTGAACATTCATAGCATTTTTAACCAAACCACCAACATCCATAGTTTTTCTCATTTTCATACCATTAGCTGTTTTTTTTCGATTTGGCATAGCACCATACATCATACCCATTCTTTTTTTATCTTCTTTCATTCCTGCTTTATATTTCATGTTACTCCTCCTTTTGAGCTTTTTTCTCTTCCCATTCCATTTTCATAGTATTATGTCCAAGCATCTCTGAACACTTCTCTTCTTTTTCTTGAATGGTTTCGTAATATGTTATTTGTTCTTCCATTTTTTCTCCTTATAAAAGTGGAGGAGTCCTAAGACTCCCCCGATTGATTATTAATCAATTCCGTAGAAAGCTGATACTAAAGCTTCTGGTCTTAAAACCTTTGCTCCGTATACATGCAATCCTCTAACTATATCACCAAAAGAACTTGGGTCTCTTAGTGTTTCTGTTGAAATAATAGTTTGAGCAGTTGCAGTAGATGAAATGTGTCCACCTAAACATTTACCAGCAGCATTAGATGTTGCAGCAATGTTGTTAGATTTATACATCTCAAATCCTCTTAGTTTTCCACTTGATACTAATCCATTTCTAATTGAACCTTGACCTGCGTTGAAGTCTACAGATAGCAACTTAGATGAAGCTTGACCTAGTACTTCGTAGAAGTCAGGACCAGCAACGAACCATCTACCTTCTTCAGGTACATTTTGTTCATCTAAAAGTCTTGCCATTCTAGCCATTACATCAATTGGGTCATGCTCACTTGTACCAAAACCAATGTCCAAGTTACCAGTTCCATCAAATGTACCAGCAGCTAAGTCAGTAGCATTGTCAGTACCTAACACATGGTCAGGTGAAGAACTAGAAACTCCTGAGAACATAGTTGCAATAACAGCAGCATCATATGAATCTCTCAATGCATATGCAGCAGATGATGTTGCGACTTCTTTAAAGTTGACATGTGACATATTTGTTTCAATATCATCTACGATGAATTTGAAAGCTTTAGCACTATCAACAACCAAAGTAAGTTCTTGGTCAGTTAGTCTTGTTACAGTTGTATCAGTTGCTCTTGTGTAATCAGACACAGAGATAACTGGTTCTTTTATAATCTTTACAGAGTCTCCAAAAGCAGATATTTCACCAGCATAGTCGGTGTTTGTTATAGCTTCTACTACTGAGCTCTTTCTAAAAAAGTTTAATACTTTTCTAGAATAAATACTAGGTAGGAAGAAACTATTAGCTTGTCCACTTACAGAGTTTGCAAAGTTAGCATTTGTATCGGTTGAGGGTTCAAAAAATTGAGCCATGATACTTCTCCTTTTAAGTTATAATAGTTACTTTGTGATTCTGCCTTCTTGCATAGCGTTTGATATTTCCTCTTCGTACTTATCAAACTCATCCATGCTCATAGCAGCAATCTCCTTTTCGGACCAAATCTTTTCCTGTTTAGGTTCAACACTTGTTGTTTTAGTTGATACCATGTCAGCAGCAGATTGTGTCCTAGAAGATGACTTAGTCTGTTTAGGAACATCCATACCTATATCTTTTTTAAATAAATCTAAAGCACGAGAAGCTAAATCGGCATCATCAGCATTTGAGTATATCCATTTCTGAATAGAATCAGGTTGCTCTTTTGCCCATCCATGAAAGTCATCGCTGTTTCTAATATCTTCAAAATCAGGATGTCTATCCATTAACCTTTTTTCTGCATCTTTTTGTAATAACTCTTGTTCTCGCTGTTGGAGTTTACTAAGGCGTTCTTCTAGAACTTTTGCTTTAGACTCCGATTGCATATGTGCAACAGTTTCTACTACTTCATACACATCAGGATAATTATTTTTAAACTCTTCTAGTTCTTCTACAGTTTTAGGAGCTTTGTATTCAGGTTGATTAACTTGATTTAATAACTCTTCTTCTCTGTGTTTAAACTCATTAAGTTTATTATCATAATGTTTTTTTAAATCATCGTAGCGTTTTTTGTAGTCTGGTTTCTTATAAGGAGTGTCTTTTTTAGATTCCAATTCTTCTACTTCAACACCATCTTCTTGTACTGCTTGATTAATATCATTAGATTTAAATAATTTATTCTTATCTTCTGGTTTATCAAAATACAATCCTTCAGATGATTCAAAAGGTTTTATATCTTCGTTATGCCAAGATTTATTTTTATTGTAAGGATTTGGCGTTTCCTCTTGTTGGACTTTATTAGTCATATTCTTTCTCCTAGTCAGGGCTTCGTAAACAAGGTAGCTGCGATGTGCACTTGCAGGGCTTGTCTTGTAAAGGTCGCCTCAAGGGTTTATTATAATAGAGTGCCTATGCTAATAGGGTAGCTCTATCGCTTTTTAGCTACGGACATAATCATTTTGGACATTAGGATTAACCATATTATTTTTAATTGTTTTATCCATTTCATCTTCCTCAAATACATTAGTACCTTGGTTGACTACTTGTGGTTTAGCAATATCAGATAATATTTGTTCTTCTCCACTATCCATTTGACCACCCGTTTGCATTCCTTGTCTTTTATCTGCAGCAGCTTCAGCATCTTTCATTATACGCATCAATTCATCAGCTCCGATTTCCTCTGTAGCTTTTGCAGTAAAGACAAATTCTCCATCAGACAACCTTGCAGGTATACTGTCGGAGACTCCTGAACCCGGTCCTTCAACAGGACCAGACCCAGCAAATTCTGAAGCAACTTCTAATACTTTATCAAATAGCATTGATAGTTGCTCATCTTGTTCTAGTTTTGACATTAGCATAGACTCTTCATTTTCGGTCAATGCTTCATCAATTATAAAATCTAAATAGTTATCTTCCATTACTTCATCTGGAAGCATAGAAGTATTTTTTTCCATCATTTGTGGTTCTTCAGTCATACCCATAGCCATTTGCATTTGGTCATCCATAGAACCACCTACTTGTTTTTGTTCTCTTAATAATTTAAAATCTTCTCCACTAATTTGACCATCATTATTAGCATCTAGTTTTTTTTGTTTACCTTTTAATTTATCCATTTTCTTTTCTATTAAGTGCCTCCTTCACCTGCTCCGGCAACTGCTCTAGGAGTACCAGCAAACGAAGTTTCCCCTGCAACCGGTACATTTCCTGTTCCGATATTGCCACCACCAGTTCCTGTGTCACCAAGTTCTTGAGGTTGTTGAGGTGTTCCTTGTAATCCTGCCATTGGGGGTTGTTGACTATCGGGTTGAGTTTCCTCGCCATTTGTTTGTCCAGCATTTTGCATTCCTATTATTTGTGCCATGATAGCTGCTTCTTCAGGGTCATTAAGTATTTCCTCTGGGTCTAAGTCTAAGCTATAAGCAAGTTCACTTACGAGTTTAGAAATCTTAACAAATGGTGCAATAGCTGGACTTTGTGCAGTTTGTAAGAACATAGTTAGTCTTTGACTTCGTACTTCTTTTTGCATCAAGCTATTTGTACCAGTAGCTTTAACTTCTAAATCACCTTTAACATCAAGCTCATTTTCTAAGAACTGCATGTTCCATTGAAAGTATGATTCACCTAATGGTTTTAATAAAAAGTCATCAAGGTTTTTGACAACAGTTTTAATATTTAAACTAGATGCTCCTAATAACATTGACATACCTGAAGCAGTCCTTGTCATACTTTGAACACCTGTTTGTCCATGTGAGTAACTTGGTATTCCAGTTTGTTCATCTGCAAGTTGTCTAAACTTGTCAAACATCATTAAGTTTTCTTGTGATGTATTAGGAAACTTTAATCCATGTATTGCTTGTCCGGGCATTCCTGCTTGTCTTCTAAATATCTTACCCGGATATATTTCCATTGATTGTCCACCAACTAAAGCAGACTCATCTACATCAAATACTAATGAACCTGACATAGCTAAATTATCAATAGCCATTCTTGCATGACCATTCATAATTTGTTGACTATCATCCATATTTTCTGCTATCCCAATACCAAAGAAGTTGTATGGATTTCTTTCGTATGGAAAAGCATGATATGGTATTCTATATGGAGTAAATGGATTAACTACTGCTCTAAGTAATTTATCTCCACATATCCATGCATTAATTTGAACTTCATCTAAATCATCAATATTATCTGATAGTTCTATACCAACTTCTCTTGCATATTCAGCATCCATAATACCCCAATATTCAAGAACTTCAAAGTTAGTTTGATAATCTTCTTCTGCTCTATTATCATCTTTGATAGCATATTCGTAATCTTTTTCTACATAGTTAGCACCCATTTGGATAGCTTCACGAATAGCATCTTCATCAAAGTATGGCATGTTTCGTAATTGCCTTAATTGACTACGATTCATTTTATGTCTGTGAACAACATATTCACATTCATCCATAGTAGTTCCGGAAGGGTCAGGATAAAAATCCCAACAACTTACAAACTCTATTCTAGGAACTCTAACTTCTAATGGATTATATTCTCTTTCTCCATCTTCAGTTACATCCCATTTATGTAATTTTTTATTAAAATTAAATGGTCCTTTTACAATCCCTGTACCTAGTAAAGCAGATTCTAAAAGAGCATTTCTAATTTCTGAAGAACCATTTGATTCATCAATTTGGTCATGGATAAGTTTTTCCATTCTTCTTGCAGCTCTTTGTGCAGGATTAACTTCTATAGCTTGTGGATTAGCACTTGCTCCATCTGTCAACATACCAGCATCTTTGGCTTGGTCTTCTAGACTATCTTCAAAAATTCCATTATAAAAAGATGCACCGGGTTTTAAAGTTCTTCCATCTCCTTCATAACCTATATCATAAGGATTATCTATTCTATTTCCTATATCATCTGGAATAGATGTTTCTAAATTAGGAGTTGGATTATTAATATCAAGATGAGCTATGTCAGTTTCGCCTTCAGGCATTTTAGTTTCTGACACACCAATAGGAAATTTACCAGTTCCAAATATAACATCTACTAATTGTCCAAATGCAGCTAGTACTTTAGTTTTAGTAATCTTTACAAATACTCTAGATTTTTCAGATTCTCTAAACTTAACATTTTTAGCATACAAACCTCTGTAGTTTTCGTATGCTTGAATCCATCTTTTTTCAGCAATATCTCTAGCATTTTCTGCTTGAGCATACCTACCTTTAATAATACCAATAAGATTTCTTTGTTGGTCTTCTTCTAAAGATAATGTTTTACCAGCTTCACCTTCAACTTCTTCGTAAATATTGTCAGCGTTTAAAAATGTATTTTCTTCCATCTAATATCCAAAATTGTTATCTGAAGGTTGATAGATGTCTGATTTAATTCTTAACATTCTATCATAAGGATGGTCCATTCTAGGTCTACTCATTATCATATATCTAAGTGCATCATATGCATGGTCAGCAGCTTTAGTATCTACATCTTCCGGATTAGTTGTAGATAATGGAATACCTTGTAATTCTTTTATTAAGTTTACACAGTTACTAAATATTTGTAACCTTGGTCTTCCTGCTTCTCGCTGTCTTAGATGCTCATGTATTTGAGTCTTACCAGCTATCCTATTCTTATCAGCTCTTCTTAATTTATGTCCTCTATTGACAAGTGTTTCTCCAATAGTAGGACCTGTATATCCAGTTCTTGCCCATGCAGCAGTATCTAATACACCCGGAATAGATTTAACTTCATTCTCTTCCATTTGTGTTATTGTGTCAGCAAGTGCTTCCCCTGTTAGACCTTTTCTGTATAACTCTCTATATATAATGATGGTCTTATCATCAGGGTCTATAGCACCCCATAGACAACAACTTTCTGCAGCATAACCATAATCAATTCCTTTTATTCTTTCCCACCAAGCTGGTAATTCAAAAGGAGCTATGACATGTACATCTGTAGTAAACTCTGCAAATGCTGCACCTTCTGCTACATCCCAGTTACCTTCTAGCAGTTGTCTTCTTTGAACTGCAGGTAAGGATTGTAACATCCTTTCATATTCACCATCTTCAGCAAGGTAAGGATTGTCCTGTAACAATGCTGGAATAAACTTTCTTGTTAAACCATCTTTGCCTTT